CCTAATGATTCGCTTACTCTTTCTAATGTATAATCTAAATATACACTTTGACCAGCTGAATTTGTAATATTATATCCATCTATATAATTACCATACATTAATCTATTGCCCATTATTGTTTGAGCTTGAGCATATCTAGGTACATTATCATACAATCTTAGCATTTGTGCTGCAGGAAGTACTGTATAAATTTTTTGATTAGTAAATTGAAAAGTTTGATTAATATTATCTAACCAACCTTGATCAACTTTATTAAATTTTTCGATAACATTTACTGTTACCATTTCAGAATTTTTAAATAATAAATCAATTCCTACAACATTTCTACCACCAGTATTAAACTCTACAATAACACTATTGAAAACATTTTCCATTGAAGCATTATTATAAGTAGCAAAATCTAATGAAAATGGTCCTGGAGTAAATGATATTGGGGAAAATGGTGATATTGCTGAATACTCATTATCTTCATATTTGTATCTATAAGCAAAAGATATCATAATATCTTTCATAAAATTTTCTCCACCACCTTGTTGAATAGGCGTTAATGTAGGTGCAAATAAAGGCGGTGCTAAAATAACACCAATGTCTTGTTCAAATATTTGATCAACATCACTTATAGGATATGGATAGGTTCTATTTACATTTATTTTTCTTGGAGCATTTAAATTATCAGTAAAAAATAATAACCCATCTATTAAATTAATACCAGTAACTAAATTTAAATTATTAAAATTTAAAAGACTAGTAGAAATAACGTGATAAAAAAGTAAATCTAAATTAGTATTATATGAAACTATCATATCTACTTTACCAGTACTTGAAGTTTCATTAGCTGGATCATTTACAAACCAATATAAAGTTTCTGTACCTCCATCTTCAAATGAACCAATACATTTAGATTTATCACTTAAAGCTTGACCTTCATATGTTAAAATAGTTAACGTAGAATTTCCTAAAGAATTTTCTACAGCTCCAATTTCTGTATTTTCAGTAGAACCTAATCTACAATTTAAAGCATCAATATATTCGCCTTGAGCAACTAATCGCTCATCAACGCTTTTATTCATTCTTCCTTTTATAAAATTTCTTGTAAACTGAGGCATATTATTTTAACCATTTAGATTGACCTCTTAGATTCATTAATAATCTACCAGGGTGTATGTTACTTAATCTTAATTTTGCGTTTCGTAATAAAGCAGCTTTGTCTTTTTTTGCTCTATTAATAATATATTCTTGTACTCCGTATTTACTGGTTAATATAGCATATTTTATATAGGCATAAATAAAATCTTCAAATAATTTATTTAAATTTATTTGAGAATCTACACCATTTTTCATACCATCAGAAACATATTCAAGAATACAAAGTTCTCCTGACATTCCTGAGCTAAAATTAATTACTCCTGAAGCTTTATCAATTACAAATGTAGGATTAGCGTTTGCTGTTTCTGTATTTAAACCAAACCTATTACCAATATTATAATCAAAATACCACATCCCATCAATATTAAACCCTTCATTACCATTTTGTGGACTGTTTGCATTTAGATAAATAGATTTTTGCGTGTTTGCAATTCTATCCATATCTAAAGTAGAATTTTCAGGTTTTAAAATATTACCGTTTTCATCAAATAAAATTCTATAATTATTATCTTGTAGATATGCTCCACTCCAATTTGTTTGTATATTTTCAGTTAATGGCATTAATACACCATTTTTGTATAAAGATATTCTAACCCAATTTACATAATCTTGAGGCAAAATAAATCTTAATTGATCAGATACATTTAATTCTAATATTTTAATTTCTTTCATAGCATCATAATTCAATTCTTGAATTCCTCTTTTTGCGTGAAATAAAATATTATATTTTTCTACGTTATTAATTAGTTTATCATTACCAACATACATTAAAATAAAGTTAGTTACAATGTCATCTAATGTTACATATTGATAAGATCCCCAATTAGAATCTTCAGGTGCAGTTCCATTATTTTCGTAATACTGATAGTCAGTTATATAAGCCATATTTAATTTTGTTGAGTATTATCTTCACTTTCTTGTAATTGTCCAAAAGCAACTATTTGTTCTTCTCTTATTGAAACACCTGCATATTGTAATATTTTGTTTACTATATTAGGTTCATCAGATTCTGGTAATTCAAAATCCTGATAATCAGCTTGACCTTCATCAAAAACTGGTTCTCCACCAGTTAAAGAACTGTAAGTCCAATTAGGATCTAATGGGTATCTTATATATTGAGATACAACTATACCACTACTAATAGTAATTGTTGTTGGGTATACTGTTAATGTATTTCCAAATGTACCTGCAGTAGCACCACCTAAAACATAAGCTGGATATGAAGTAGTTGGAGAAGTTAAATGAGATGAATTTAAATAAAATATTTTATTTTGTGAAACTCTTTCTATTTCTCTAATACCTGCTGTTGTAGCAATAACATATCCATTTCCAATCGTTGCTGCTGTTCCAAATGGATTAGCAGACAAAGTTAATTGTGTAGCTGAATCAACACTTATTACATATGCACTTACACCACTAGAAACGCTTGTTAAAGAAGAGTTATAAACTATCTGACCTGGTAGTACAGATCCGTTATTAAACGTTGCATTTGTATCTGTTAATGTGTTAAGAGCAGCTGCTGTTGTAGTAGAAGAAGTAATTATATTAGGATATAAATTTATCTTATTAATTAAATAATAATCTTCTGGTAAATTAAATAAATTAATTCCAGTATTTGTTAATCCTCTTGTTTCTGAAAAACTATCGATTACTTCTACTAATCCTCTTAAAATATCAGCATACCCACTTCCAGATACTCTTGCGTTTTGTTTTACAACCCAACTGTTATATTGATAAAAGTAATCTTCAAATATATCTAATTGAGCTTGTTTTGCATATAAATTAAAATCATTAGGAGTTATGTATCCGTAGTTGTTTTTATTAGCAATAGACATTACCGTGGCTCTGACTGTATTTATCATTTTTAATCTTGTTTACACAAAGATACAAAAAAAAAAAGAGGCTTCATTTTATTGAAACCTCTCTATAATCTTAATAAATTATTTAATTTTTATCCAACTGCTGATCCTGTAATTACAACATCCGATGGTGTTATTTGTACAAAAGATATAGCTGTTCCAGAAACATTTCCTTCTGCTGCTATTTGAGCATTTTGAATACCTGTTAAAACAGTTTTGTCAACATCTGATGAAGTTGTTAAAGTTATTGTATAATCTGTAGAACAAAATAATTTTACTGAAGTTGTACTATCTATTGTTGCTACTGTAATATGATCTGCTGCAACTAATAATGGACTCGATAAAGAAGAGTCATAAATTTTAAAAGTATCATCAATTGTTACATTTTTAAATAATTTTACTCTATAAAATGTTCCAACCAAAGCTTCTACTTTACTTACAACACCAGAACTAAATACAATAAAATCTCCTACTTTTACATTAGAAGTCCATTGCTGATCAAAATTATATAGTTCTTGAGCTTTAGCTGAAATAGTGAAATTAGCATTTGATCTTTGTGCAGTATTAAAAATATCAGCATCTAGTAATATTTCTGTGTTACTTAATACTTCTGCAACATTTGCAAAAAGATTATCTGAAATGTTTCTTACAATATCTCCAACTTGTACTTGATGTGTTGAAAAATCAGCAGTTGATGATCTTACAACTAATGGTTTTTTAATAAAATAATTATTACCTCCTGGGAAAGTTCCATCTAAAGTTAGAAAAGTTGCTGCTACTGATACTATTATTCTAGTAGTATTAGTTGTTGTATCAAAACAAAAATCTCCTGCTGCAACTCCTAAAGCAACAAAGTCTTTACTAGAATCTGTCAATCTATTTACTACTGTTTGTACTGTTAATATTGCACCAACAGCATTAGTATCACCACCTGCAATACTAAATGTATCACCTACTAGATAATTAATACCACCTGTCACTACTACAACTGAATTTACATCTACTACTCCTGCTGTTTGCGTATAAGTAACTGTTAATCCTGTACCTGTACCTGATGTAGCAACCGTTGCTACACCTGCACCAGAGTCTGGATATCCCACACCAGTTGCAGTATTTGAAGCTGTAAGAGTTGCACCAATAGAATCTGAAGAACCACTTGCGATAGCTTCGCTTTGTTTACCTTTTATTACTAACTCAGCATCAAGTGTAAATGAAGAATTAATTTCAGTTGATATTGGTATTGATATAAATTTTGACATTGTTTTAATTTTTTTATTATATTCTACAAATATAGTAAAAAAAAAACACTCTATTTCTAGAGTGTTCATTTCAAAGTTACATTAATTTTTATTTAACTTTATTAATTCTATTTTCTAATAAACGAAGAACTTCTACTCCTTCATCATTTTGGAAAAATGATGCTAGAATAAATAAAGGATCTTCTCCATATGGAATAGTTAAAAGTTTTTTCTTGTTTGTTTTTAAATTATAATAAATGTCTTTTCCATTTTTAATTATCAGTAAACTTTCTGATAAGAATTTAGAACATTTATTTTGTAATAATAATAATGGATCATTAAGCGATTCTAAAAAATCAGTTGGATATCTTTTTGCAAATATTCTTATATCTCTTTTAAGTTCAGCTGAACTCATTTTGCTTACATTTAAACCAATTACAACTGTCGCAATAGTTTCCATTAATTCTAAGCTTAAATCTTTAGCAGCAATCATTGCTTCTAATTCATAATCTAAACTTTCTACATCTCCTGCAGCATCTTGTTCTTTGTTTACTTCTACAAATAATCTATTATTAGATGGATGGTAACTTAAAAATTCTTGTAAAACTGGATTAGTTTTAGGAACAAATAAAAACCCATCTTCAAATACGATTGGTTCTAAAATTGCATTTCCATCTTGTTCATCCTCAAAAGGACTTCTTTGATTTTTAGCATAACGCAAAGATCTATTTATATTTTTATCTTCATCAAAATACATTAATGGAGATCTTCTACTATTTCTAGCAGGAATCATTAAACTTAAAGGAGCAATATCTCCTACTAATTTATAAGTCTTGTCTGTTAAAATACTTGTTTGTTTTTTCATTTAATTAAATTTAAAGTTTATGTTAAAAAAAAAGGGAGGCTCATCAGAATTTTTATTGCCTCCCCTTTAATTATTTATTTCTTATTGTTTGAATAAGAAAAAGTTATTAGCACCTAAAGTACATAAAGCTCTTTCTGATAAGAAGTTTACTTCCATTGCATCTAAGCTAGAAGTAGCTGCTCCACCTGCAGAACCTGTAATCCAAGTTTTATAACGTCTGTCTTCAGTTTCTGAAGCTCTATATCTTACGTGTAAGAATGGTCTTTTAGCGTTTTTACCAAGTACTTGGTCATAAACTGTAGTTGAACCAGCTGGTACTAAAATACCGTTGATTTTTCCACCTACTAAACCACCTCTCATTGTAGGATCGTTTAAATATTTCCAGTCTGTTTTATAAAAATCATAACCTCTTCTGAATCCTGAGAAACCTAAGTTTAAAGCCATTTCTTGATCATTATCAAATAAACCAAATGATGCTGAGTTAGATGATCCACCTGCAACATAACCGTTAAGACTAGCTAACATATCGTCAACGTCAAATCCAAACTCTCTGTTTAAGAAAAGTACATTCTCTTCAATAGATCCTTGTTTATCAAGTCTCTGAATAATAGAATCAAATTCTCCTAAAGTTGTTGGGTTTCCACCTGCCCATACGTTACCTCTAGCGTTAACCACATAGAATAAACCTTCTGAACCTTTGTTACCTACACCTGATGCAACACCAGCTGCAATTGCAACTACACCACCACCTACTTCTGCAGGTACTGCTTCAACCATTGCTGTCTCTAAATAATCTTCAAAACGTAATCTTGTTTCGTGTTCTGATTTTAGATACCATAAGAAACCATTAGCTCCATTTTCAGTAGTCACTTCAATCCATCCAATTTGTGCCATATCAGAACCTGATACTGCATATCTATCTTTGATGATTATTGGTGAGTTATCAAAAATGATGTCATCAGCTTCAAGTTGTCCTTGCATACCGTTAGATCCTTTTTGAAATTCTGAACCATAAATAAACATAGAAGTAACAACTCCTAATGCTGCTTGTTGTCCACCTGCTTCATAATACGCTACTGTAATTTGTGCATTAGGTAAATCTACTGCTGTAATTAAAGCTTTGTTTGTTAATACTGAATTAGCTGTGTTATCAGAGATCATAATTGTTTGACCAACTCTTAATGCAATTTGTCCACCTGCTGGAATTAATGCATCGTTAATTGCTAATACTGCTACGTCTTGTCCTGCAGCTGCTGCTGAAGTTACATTTACATATTTAGTATGCAATCTTCCTTGTTCTGCCCATTTAATTAAATCTGAATTAGAAGGCATCTCTGCTCCAACCATTCTAAGAAATGATGCTACTGATCTGTTTCCATATCTTTCAAATTCTTTTTCATAAGTATCTGGTAAATATTGATTTAAGAAATCAAAATTTGTGATATAGTTTGTTTGTAATACTACTTGCTGTGCACTTGGTTGTAAATTAAAACCTGGTGCTGCATTTACTTGTCCTGCCATTTTTTTAAATTTTTAATTATTAATTATTTTTTCTACTACTTCTAATCCTCAAGCCTTTTCCTGATGTGTCATTAATTGCTTTAGCTTTAAATCCTGCTTGTGGCGTTCCTTGAGGTGTTTGTCTCAAGTCCATATTAATGTTTTTACTTTTTTTCGAAACATCACCTATGGCATCTGCCTTACCTTGATCATAAAAATATTGAGCAAGTTTGTCTGGATTCATTGCTGCATTTAATGCCTTGTGCCAACCTTTTGCATTTGATATTATACCTTCGCTATCAACATACTCATTAATAAAATTTTGTACATTAATTTGTTTAGATTTAATTTCATTTGCATCTCCAGATGAATAAATAATATTTTTTTCTCCTATATTAAACTCAAAACCTTTGA